GTGTTAGTCGTCGGAAGATAAAGACCGTTTGTCGGGATGGAAGATCCGGTGACGGTCAGGCTGGCAGCAGTCGCAGCGCCGGTGATGGTGGCGGAGGCGAGGGTGGCGGTGCCGCCGGAGCCGAGGAGTTGATTGATCGTCGACTTCTTGGTCGTGCCGCTGGCGGCCATTGACGTATCGGAGACGTCGACGATAACCAACGGGTCGGCCGTTGGATCGACTGTTGAAATGGCCGTTAAGGCCGTGATTTTGGAGTCTGCCATATCAGTAAACGGTGAGGATGAACTTGTCGGAGTTTTCGGTTAGTAAAAGGTCGGTGCCATCTTCCAAAGCAATTCGGTCGTAGGTGCCGAACGAGAAAACGATCTTACTGGAGGCATCTTCCTGCAGGACGAAGAACTCGTCCTCCTGGAGCATATCGCGCCGCAGGATCGGTAGATCGAAGCCACCGGCATCGCCGGAGGGCGCTCGATTGGTTCCGATGCCGATGCCAAGTCTCATGTGTTAGGCGGTGCGAGCCAGGAATGCCACGGCCTTGCCAGAGGCTAGTTGAAATTCGGTGATGTTACCGACGAGTGGGAAGCCGGCCGGCAGGGTGATGCCGGTCCAAGTCCCAGAGATGCCGGTGCCTGTGATCGAGGTGAAGACGGTCGGCTCAGCCGGAATCACGGCCGAGAAGTTGCCAGTCTGGGCAGCCGTGGTGGTCACCGGGAAGAATCCCTGGCGCCCCATGCTGTATTCCATCGAGATGTCTGCTTGAACGGCCATTTTGTTTTTCGGTTAGAGGGGAGGCTGCCAGCGTATCCAACAGCCTCCCCAATTTCGGTTTGTTAACCTTTTCGAACTTTCGGTGCCAGGGCTCCCTGTATCCACAGGATGAGCTTGCCTCCTTCGGGAACGGTCGCGGTGTTGAAGCCGTCGCGCTGGAGTGTCGCGTCGACTTCGGGACCAGAAACGAGCTTGGTTTTGCCGTTCTTGTCCACCGAGATGGTAGTTGCGATTCTCATGGGTCAGCCGATTAGGCGGTGATGAGAACCTCGGCCTGCGTGGTGTCCGCGGCGGCTGCACCGAACATGATGTCGTAAGACGCCATATGAGCGCGGGAAGCGCGGCTGTACCAGACAGACAGCAGGACCGAGAGGCCGTTGGACAGCTCGACCGTGCGCTGCTCCAGGAACTCGCCGGCGATCATTCCGACCGGGAGGCCCGAGGCCACCGCGATGGCGTCCTGGCCGCAAACGAAGCCGGCGGTGTTGGCGATAGCGCCGGTCCAGTCGTTCTGCTCCAGGATGTTGTTGAAGCCAAAGAAACCGTTGTTCAACGGGCCATATCGGCTGTCAGGGAACGGGTTGGTTCCAGCGGCAGCGGTGAACTGACCGGAGAACATCAGGCGAGCCAGGTGGCCACCGTCAAGCAACAGCAGCTTCTGGCGGTAGTTCTTGGCCAGGGCCAGGATCGCCGGGAGGTCGGAGCTGTCGAAGTTGGCGGCCGTGCCGATGGTGGTTCCGGCGCCGTAGTTGCCGGAGGTCATGACAGCGGTCACCTTCTTGGAGATGGCCAGGGCGAAGATCTCAGCGGAGCCCTGGGACAGGTCGGAGAGGGCAAAGCCCTGGTTCAGCTCCTGCTGGGTGACCGTGAAGGTCTTGGTGATCTGGTTCACCGTCACCGAGGTGGCGGCCAGAGTGGACTGGTTAGCGGCGCCATCCTCGAAGTTGGTGGCGTTGTCGACCGCGGCGTCGCCGGTGGTGAACTTCTTGACCTGCACCGTCGCACGGGGGCGGAGGTTATCCAGGCCGACGTTGCGGGTAAAGTTGCTGATCATGGCCAGCTTGGCGCTGATCACGGTGATCACGGCGTCGGCGAGATAATCGACAACCAAGCCGGAGGCGAAGGTGTTTGCGGCCTGGGGAGCGATCAGCGCCGACTGGCGGAGCAGCTCGCTGTGGTTCTCGATCAGGAAGCGCTGGCGCTCGGCACCGGCGCGGAGGCTCTTGTGCTTCTCCAGGAGGGGGTTGCCAAGGTTCTGGATCACCGGCCGGAGAGGCTCGGGGGCAGGCGCGGCGGTGATAGCCTTGGCGCTGATGGCGGCGGCAACGGCCTTGGCCACGATGGCGTCGATGTCGAGGGCGGACGGCGCACTAGGAGCGGCCGCCACCACGGTGTTTGATTCAGTCATGTTGTGTGGTGTCTGCTGTGATGTCGGCGCGGTTGTCGCGCCATCGGCGGCAGCGTCGGTGCTGCCGGTCGAAAGTTTGTCGTCCGGAGATTCATCCGGGGTCTCGCCCTCCTCGATTTCGAGCTGGGCATAAAGCGCTTTGAACCAATCACGGCCTGCGGCGCCTCCCCAAAGGTTGGCTGCCACGTCGGCCGGTGTGTTGGGCTCGGCTTCGAGGAAGCGTTCGTTGCGTCCCCACCAGGCGTTGGCTGTGCGGATCTTGTCCTCGGTGGGCGCCTCACCGGCCACCATGGCCTCGGCGTCCAGGACGGTCTGTTTCTCAAGGCCATCACCGGCGAGGCCTTCGGCGTACTGCTCCAAACCGCGGCGGAGGTTGTTTCGGACAGTCTCGGGGGCGGTCTTGGTGACAGCCCGGGGATGCCAGCAGGCGGCGATGGCCATCTGCTCCTCGGTCATCTTGTCGGCCAGGCCAAACTGGATGGCCTCCTGGGCGGTGAACCAGGTCTCCTCTTTCATGGCAGCCCGGATCTGAGAGGTCGGGCGGCCGGTGACCTTCGAATAAATACCAGCCAGCACCTCGGCGTGCTGATCCAAGGCATCGGCCATCTTCCTCATTTCCTCCGAGGTGCCTGCAACCATTCCGGAGGGGTCGTGAATCATAAACAAGGCCGCATCGGCGATCTCAACAGTGTCGCCGGCCAGGGCGATGATCGAAGCAATCGAGGCAGCGATGCCAACCACCCGGGTGGTGACAGGCGCCTGCCGGCCCCGCAGCATATTGTAGATAGCCAGGCCATCCCAGACGTTGCCGCCGGGGCTGTTGATCTCGATCACCAGGGGGCCTTGGCCGACGTCCTGCAGGGCCTGGCTGAAGGCCTTGGCCGAAATACCGGAGCCACCGAACCAGTCCTCACCGATCTGATCGAAGATTTGGAGGGTGGCCGGCTCCGAGGCCGAGGCCCGGGGCTGGTAGGAAAGCCAGTTGTTAATCTTGGTCATTCTGATTTCTTGGCTCTGGGTTTCCGTTTCTTGGCCACAGCAACCACCTCCTGGATGGGTTGGGCCGGGATCTCCTCGGGCATTGTCCCAGAGGGCTCTGCCTCGGCAGCCATCTCGGCTGGCTCGGGCGCGATAGGCTGCTTCTGGGCGGTCGAGATCTCAGAGACATCGAGGCCGTACTTAGTGGCCAGGTCTTGGATGTACCGGGCTTGCTGTGCCTTAGCCTCCAGGGCGGATCGCCAGTCGATGCCTCGGGCGCCGTAGATCTCGTCGTAGGTGGTAACACCAGCACCTAGCTCAGCGAGCTGTGCAGCAGAGTTGCGGCCCACGTCGACGTTGGGAGCCCGGGGTGCCTGGATAGCGACCTCGTACCAGTCGTCGGGTGAGTCTCGCAGGGTGGGATCGGTACGGATGGCGTATTCCATCACATACTCCCAGATCCTACGGGCGGCCGAGGCCATCACCTGGTGACGGCTGCGGAACCACACTGAAGACATATCCAGGGCGCCACGGTAGACCGTGCCCTGCATTCCTTCTGGGAAAACCAGGACGTAAGGGATGCCGACGCCGGCGCACACCTTCTCGGTAAGGCTGCGCCAGTATTCGCGCATGTTGACGTTGGGGCGGTCGGCTTGGAACTGCTCGAACTCGTCCCCGGACTTCAGCACCTTGACCGTGCTGCCGAATACGTTCTCGTAGTAGGTCTGGGCGGTGCCCTGACTTCCAACCACACCAGAACGGAGGCTGCTGGCCTGCACCTCACCGGAGCTGGTCTTAATCACCTGGGCCACGCTGGAGGCGAGCTTGCAGGATTCCATTTCCAGCTTCTGAAGGTCGTCCAGGTCGTGCAGGTCGTTAATGACGCACGCCACGAATGGCAGGCCGCGGAGCTGGCCGGCACGCTGGGCCTCGTAGATGTGGACGATGGAGTCGGAAGATATTGACCGGATCTCGGTGAGTTGGCCTTGGTTCGTTTCCTGCCCAATAAAGTAGGAAAGAGCGCGGCCTGTTTTGGTATCAAACCGGACTCCATCGAAGATATCCGGAGATTGATCCTGGCCGGTGGGTGTGGCCACCTGTTGAGGTTCGATGAGCTGAAGACGGGGGCGGCCCGAGTCTCCCTTGGTCAGCAGCAGGAAAGATTCGCCATCGTAGAACCATCCACGGGCGGCCAGGCTCATCAGAGTTCCGAAAGACTGCCGGGATCCGATGTCGGGATAACGGCTCCAGGTGTCCCACCATTTCTTCGCTCGGAGATTCCAGTCGGGATCCGAGGAAGCCGGCTGCACCGAGAAGTTGCTGCCGACCGTGTAGTTCTCGAACAAGTCACCGAGGCGATTCATCACCGCGTTGTTCTGCTCGAAGAATCGGGACTTCCGAACGATCTGCTGCCGGGTCGAGGCAGTGACGTCGAACCGCACCGAGGTGTAGCTGGTGTCCAGGAAGGAACGGCGGATCGAGTTGGACGCGCCCTCGTATCGGTCGACAGGGGCCGACCGAAACTTAGCCAGGATGTTGTCGAGGAATCCCATTAGGTCATCCCCGTTCTGATGGCGCCCTCTCGACGGAAGTTCGAGAAGTCACCGCCGTAACTGGTCACAGCGACCAGGACGACGGCCATCATCTTGTTGAAAATCTGGGTATCGGTAGGAGCGGCGATGCCGTCCTGGCCGAGTAGATAGACCGCCAGCTCGTAGTCGGCGATCAGGCTTTCCCACATCTCGACCATCTCGGACGGGGTGGGGGCGCCTTTGCCGGGCTCTGCGAATTCGACTGAGACATCCGAGGAAGATGTCGACCGAACAACCTGGCCGGATTCAATCACCGAGGCCGCGGCAATGACCTTTGAGGTCAGGGCGGCCAGCAGTGTCGCGCCACCGAGGGCGCTGTAGACACTGCGAAGATAGGCACGCTTGATTGCGACCGTGAAAGTGAACACCTCGGGCTGGAGGCTCCCACATTATTTCACCTGTTCAATGGCTTAGCTAAGGCTGGACATCACTTGACGTAAGATCATTCCAGAGCATGACCATAGCCAGTTGCATGATCTCGCAGTCATGCAGATGGTCGGGCCACTTTTGGTTGCGCTTCACCCAGACGTGTTTGATCCGGCCGGCGCGGTTGGCTTGGGGGCGTAGCAGGTGAGAGTCGAGGTGCCGCCAGTAGAGATCCGGATCGGCCACATAGGCGCCTTCGGCCTGCACACTAGGCGGCTCCTGGTGAACGCCCCATTCCCGGTCGATGTCTCCCTTTCGAAGTCTGGACAGCATATCCCGGAGGTGCTCGGTGTCGAACACCAGGAGGGGCTGCACAACGTCGGTGCGCATCGAGGAGGACGTCGACAGGCCGAACGGGTGCACGGCGCCAGAGTTTGTCGTAAATCGGGCACCAGTCTCTCGGCCTTTGAGCGGCAGCCATCCGACCAAGGCAGGCTTTCGGAGGCCGCCTTCCGGCGGGAACCTTAGGCCGCACGGGTAGCTGATGGGGTTGGATGTGATCGAGGAGTAACTGCCGCAGGCATCGTAGACCGTCTGCGTGTTAAATCCCGAGTCGATGCCCACATCCATGTCGTGCACCTCCAAAGCCACCTGCACTCGGCGAAGGGCGGCAAAGTCATCGGCGTGGCCGGCAGCCACCAGGGTGCTGTTTCCGTCCTTCCATTCCCGGCAGACCCACCACAGGAACGGCGCCACAGCCTGGACGTCGGCAGTCAGGTAGCGGCGGCCTCCGGTGATAGAGACAGCAGCCGATGCCTCGGGGCGCTCCTGCTGCACGTCCTGCTGCTCCCAAGGCTCGGCCAGATTGCCATTGATGAAGCCCTGAAGGCCGGCCATCGAGGATTTAGCTTCGAGGAAGGCCACGGCGAGGTGTCCCCAGGTGCACTTGCGGTCGGGGCTGTAGAGGCTCGACAGGTGGTAGGAACGCACGCCAGGCATTGCGTTGGGATTCTCCGGGCGCCATTGGCCGTGCCGGAGGGCTGCCACCTTGTGGGCGTCGGTGATCTTACCGAGGCAAAGCTGGCAGACGTAGTGCGCGGAGGCCCGGATCTTGGCCAGGTCGTGCTTGCCGTCCTCGGTCTTGGCGTCGTCCCAGGTCACCTGGCGCCATTCGAGCTTGATCAGCTCCCGGCAGTGTGGGCAGGGCAGGTAGTAGCGCCGCTGGTCGCCTCGAAGGAATCTCTGCCAGATCCGGCCTTCGACCACCGTGGGCGTGCTGGTCATGAAGGCCTTGGAGCTACTGAAGGACTTCAGGCGCTGCTCGGCCAGATCCAGGGCGTCGGCCTCCTTGGCTGTGGCCTCGGCGAACTTGTCCACCTCGTCGGCGATCAGCACCCGTACCGGCCTGGAGGCTAGGTTGGCCGGGCTGTTGGATCCGACAAAAGTCAGGGTCGACCGGGTGAAGTTCTGCTCCAGGTTGGTGATCTTGTCGGCCTCGGCCGGGAAGCACTCTAACATCGTCGGGCTGTCCTCCAGCATGGGGAGCCAGCGGGACTTTGAGAAGGATCGGGCAAGATTCTCGGAAGGCATGAGCCACAAGGCCGGGCTCGGCTCGTTGGCGATCAGCCAGGCCAGGCCGGCCATCAGGGTGGTGGTCTTGGATGTCTGGGATCCCCAGCACAGCGTCACTTCAGAGACCGATGGGTTCTTCCAGTCTTCCATGGGTTCCCGGGTGTAGGGCCGTACCGAGGTTGAGAATGGCCCAGGGTGCTCGGTCTGCCGTTGTGTAAGCCGGAGGTTGGCCTCGGACCATTCGACCACCGTCTGCTGCGGGGTGGGCTTGTAGAGGTTGCGGCGATAATCGAGCAGGTTGCGCTGGAGGTCGGTCAGGTTTTCCATGGGTCGGTATTGTGTAACGTCTTAAGGCAGACCTCCTGGACCCACCTGGTCAATTCACGCTCGGCGTGCTCGGGGTCGTGCGGTGCTATCCGGCCGGAAAGCTGCTTGGGCATGGCCTTGATCAGCGAGGCCACGGCGCCGTCGTGCTCCTGCATCACCCGGCGGACCCAGTCGCCGGAGACCAGGCGCCGTTCCTTCTCGGCCTGGGCGATCACCTCATCCCGGGCGGATGTCAGGTTCTTGGCTGCTGCGGCATGGATTGAGACAAGTCGGGCGGTGTCGGCCCGGCCTTCTCGCAGGGCCACCACAACCAGCTTGTAGGCTTCGAGCTCGATTTGCCGCTGTCTCTCGTAGGCGCCTTCTGGCGAATCACAAGAGGCGGTCGCTGTGTTGATATGGTTTGATGCTTCCGCAGGCCGGTAGGGGCCTTCTTGTTCGATTGGCGCGGTGTCTGGTTGGTGTGATTGTTTAGCAACAGACTTGGCGCGGGTCCTGATGTTTTGAGACCGCCACAGGTCGGCAGCCTCCGGGCTGTCCATTGGCATCCCCTGAGCAATAAGCTGGGCCACCCGGGGTTGGCTTATACCGATCCGGTCGCCGTATTCCTTTTGGGTCATGGCTTCAAGGCGTTCTTGATTTCATCGGGCATCATCGAGTCGGGCAGGGTGGCGGCGTATTGCAGAGCGCGAAACACGCCATCCCTTCGGGAGTCGCCTTCTTTTGGGACGCAATAGCTCGCGAGCTGTTCCGCAGGTGTTCCACGTTTTAACAGGCGAATAAACCAAGCAACATTGGCCAATCCATATTGATCAACGAGGAATTGTATTTGTGTTGGCATAAGGTATTTATTGACAGCATTACGCGCACAGGATCATAGGGGTCTCGCGTTCACC